GTTAAAGAGTACATATACTTCCATCTATATCCATCAGATGTTTCAAAAATTGAGTTTGATGTTGATGTTGGTTCTACTGTTGAAGCAGTTGCACCATCATTTTCTATTACTTTGTAAACAGCATAAGAGCTGTTCATTACTACAAAAGATGAATCAAATAAATTTGTTGCGCCACTATTAGCAGCATTAGAAGAACTGATATTGTGTTCATACATATCGTAAGTTGTTCCAGTAGTCCAGTTTCTTCTTGGTATACAATGTGATACATCACTTGAAGTTATTAGTTTTGCACCTAACATATCATCATAGTTGTAAAACTCTGAGGTTATATCATCATTCGGTGTTGGTGGGGAAGCGTCTGTTCCCTCATTAATTGAGTTGCCTTGAACATCAGCGTCTGTTGCCCAAGAATGTGCTCTTCCTATGAACAAATAATATGTCGTTGCAGCCGTTTCACTAAAAGATTCTACGAACTGTTCGGCATTATTTATTCTAAATTTGTTTGTTACTATTGCTGCCATTTTAGTTTCCCATTAAGTATTTATGTTCTATGTTATTATTTATAAGAGTTTACGAAGGCTCTGAGGTGACATCCGTAGGAAAAGCAAAATTGTTTTTATGATTGAGATTACTGTTAGTTCCCTCTAAATCTTGCAATCTCATAGTTTCTCCGTCAACATTTTCATTAAGAGTTCCTGTAAATCTTAATTGTGCCCAATCTGCTATTGTTGTACTTGCAGATATACCAAATTCACTTTGTAATACACCAGATTCGTTTTCTAGTTTTACATTAGAATCGCCTGTTTCTGTATGCCCTTCTAGTAATATACCGTTATTGTGAGCATATCTAGAAAAAGGTGCCCTTAAATTTCTCTGTCTTGGACCTGCATATGCATATCCATTTTCTACTGCTACTCCACGAACTGTATAACTGTTTAGACTGTAAAAACTGTTTCTACTTCTTTGTTCAGTTTCGATTGTAGTCTCAGGATGTAAGTTTAATTCTTTTTCTGTATTTGTTGTTACATCTCTATAATCATTTTGTGGTTCAACAGCAAGACCTGTTCTTGCTACTGTTGAAGATACTTTTGTTTTACCATCTAACTCGACAGCATTACTCATAAATTTAAATCCTACTCCTGTTCGTCTAGCAAATAATGTAGAGAATAGAGTATTCAGTCTCATGTAAATAGGACTATCAGCTGTACCAGAGAATAATCCAGAAGATAGTGTAGCACCAACAGGTCGTCTAACTTGAGCGTCTAGTCGAGTTGCAATATTAACTTCACCAGTTACATAGAATCCAGTAGGGTGAACTGCTTTCTTTAAAGCGTCTCGCCACTTCGTAATAGATTCAGAAACTTTGATAACATATGAAAAGTCTTGATAGTATAAACTGTCTTGTATTTTTTTAGTTAATTCTGATAAATGACCATCTTGATTAACATATTTTCCTGCTGTTTGTATTCTAGTATTAATTGAAGTTGTTGCTGTAAGAGTATCTGCTTTTGCTACAACTGCTGTTTCGAGTCCAGAAAATGTAATTGTATCATCAACTTCTAATTCACTAGTTGTTGCTGTATATTTTAAAAGAGGTGCTGTAAAGTCAACAACTGTTCCTGTTGCACCACTAATATTACTTGTAAATGTTTCATCTTCAGTTATTGCACCTGATACTGTTTTAAGAATGGCATATTTAGGAAATGCGAGTGTTGGTGCTGAAGTAAAATCAATACCGTGTTCAATAATAGTTAATGAAGTTGCTCTACCAATATCTTCACCAAAAGGTATAACTGTAACACTTGCACCATCAAATGCTATATCTGTTAATACTCGACCACCATCTTCAAATTCTATTCTACTATGTCCATCTGTTCCTGAATCTGTCGCATCCTCTAATGCCATAAATCTATCACCTGATATCGTTGCTGTTGGTAAAGTTGTATATCCACCACCACTTGATATCATTCTAATATCTGTTATGTCTCCATTACCAGTAGAGTTTTCTTGAACTATTTTATCACCACTATATAATCCATCATTTTGTGTAAATTCTTCTAATATAACATGGTCATCATCTTCCATAAAGTACGGTGTGTCTGGAAATGATTCTTGATTTAAAATAAAGAAAGTATCTGATACTTCGCTATCATCTTCTTCACTTAATAAATGACCTACTTCGTTTTCTAATTCAAATTTAATTTCGTTTTCAATCATTTGTGAAGCAGAGTCTAAAAGTTTACCACCTCCACCACTATCAATAGCATCCTCTAATAATAAATCACCTGAACCTGAACCTGTAATTGTTCCTGATTCTAATTCAACATGAATATCAACACTACCTGTCTCTGGTGCAAATCCACCATTAACAACAGATACTTTTGCTTCAGCAGTACCTGAACTAAATGTTAATACATCTCCTTCTTGATAACCTGTACCGGCTGCATTGATAATAACTTCATCAACACCTGCACCTGAAATATCTTTAACTTGAATACGAGCACCTGCACCAGCACCTCCTGATACGGTTGCCTCATCGCCGACTGTTATTGTAACACCATCATTTGTTATAGATGTTGTTGATACAGCCTGACTTACTGTAACTTTTATAATAGTATTTTCATCATCATTATGAACACCCTCTAGAACTTCACCATTTACAAAAGTACCAATTGTTGTTTCATCATTAATTTCTATTTCAATTATTTCAACTGTACCTTCTCTAAATTTAGTAACATTTTCAACAATTGCTGTTGCTAAGTTTATAGTAGTACTAGCAGGATTATTTGCTTGTGTTATTTGTTGACCAATTAAGAATATTGGATTGTTGAGTGCTTGTGGTACCGTTTGTGTACAACGAATAAATGTATTTGTAGAAAACTTGCCATCTGATATTCGCAACATATCTTCATTAGGTTTATATACCTCTGAAGGCTCATTAAACAACATTCTGAAAAATGCCTTATGAGCTTTATCAGTACCTTTTGCACGATATAATGATTTAATATTTTTAATTAATTTTCTTGTATTTAAACTAGAGTGTGTATTTGTTGGAATAGTTTTAAGAAACTCTTCCTTCATTTGTGATAAAAAATCTTCTATCGTATGGTCAGGATCAGAATAGTTTAAAAACTGTTGAATATTCTCAATTGGATTTGCACGATACTTGCCTACAATTGCCGTGGCACCAGATGTTGAACCAGTTACAGTTTCGCCTGTAATAAAACCATTGTTTGCTGTAATTGTGTATTTTGAATTAGCAAAATTTTCTGAAAGAATTGTTGCAGTAGCACCAGAAGTTGCACCTGTAATTACTTCTTTTTTTTGTAAAGTTCCTGAAAAAGAAAGTTGCTCATCTACAAGTTTGTCACCAAGGTCTAAATTAAAAGCATCCGTTCTATCTAGTAAAAGATAAGAACTAGTTAAACTTTCACCTTCTAAAAGTATATTGTCAACCTCTGTAAAAGATGATAGTTGTATTTCTGCTGATTCTAGAAAAAGATAATAGGACTTTATAAACTCAGCAAATTTAGGATGATCCTCTAAGACAAATTCAGGTAATTGTCTTTTGACTAGGTTTGATAATTTTTTCTTATTTGTTTTTTTAAATGATGCCATTGTTATCCATTACCATTAATATGATGAATAACTACTAGTTGTTGTATAAGTTGTTCCTGCCTGTGAAGAACCACTTTCTACTGTATCTACATCACCACTTACACTTGAATTAACTGTATCTATTTCTAAGACTTGATTACGAACAGGTACAATATCATTTGAATCTGGTATAGCAAAAACTCTTACTATTGTACTAGCAGCACCATCAACATTTGAAATACTTGTTATATTTGCTGATGTTAAAATTATTTCACCAGTTGCATAATTAATTGTACCAAAAGTTGTACTTGTATAAATTCTTGTTGTACCATTTAAATAATAAACTCTAACATTACCTGCACCATCGTCATCTAAAAAATGTTCATTTGCTGAATCATCATCATTGATTTTAAATCCTGTGGATGAAATTACTCCACCAGCATTTGAATTGTGTCCAGAGTGTGGATTATAAAATGCATTGTTAAATGATAATGTATATTTTAAGGCTTCACTTAAAGTTGGTGTAATAAACTTATGCATTTTAACAGTTGTAATATTACTTAAAATAGAAGTATCAGCACCATTGACTGCTTCTAAAAGTTTTGAGTGTCTAAAAAGACCTGTAAAGTTTTCTAAGTTATTTATTCCATAATTTGAAATTACTGTTAAAACATTTGTTTCAAGTGTACTTACATCTTTTGTAGTTGCGCCAGTATCATATTTAAAATTTGTATTAAGTGTAAGATAAGTTATTTCTGGATCAATAATAACAGGTCTTATAGAAGCAACAGCATATTGTTTAAGACTGTTTTTAATACTTTCTTTTGTTGTTACTGTTAAGTTTGAACCTGATTTTGCTTTAATAGAAATATAAACTTTACCATAATCTGGTATAGCGGCATCTTCGCCACCATAAACTTGAACTGCTTGAGCATTTGCATACAAACTTTTAACTAAAACTTTATAGTCGTCAGCTGTAACTGCTCTATCTTGTGAAGTGTAATCTCTTGGTGCATTATATTTTATTGATTCAATTGATTCTGGTCCTGAACCTCCAGTGGCATTTGAAATTGTTGTAACAGCAGCATTAGAAAATCCACCAACAGTTCCTGATAGTGTAAAAGTTGTTGCCCCATTTGCTCCATCTCGATTACAAACAACGTAGTCCATAATTATAATATTACCATCAGCAATTGCTTTACCTAAAACATTATCACCAAAACTAACTTCATATCTTCCATTCTCAACTTCTTGTAAAAAGAAAACTTTAGTTGATGAATCTAATCCTACAATACCGTCTGCAAGTGTATATGTGCTTGTTGTAGCATCCGAGGATGATTCTTGAACTTTAATTGTTAGAGTGGTTGTATCAACATTATCGTTTGGTATAATAAATCTTTGGTCTGTATCAGATGAGTTTGCTGTATATTTAAAATTTAAAAATGTTCCTTCAAAAATATCTACATTAGTAAATTGATAAACACCATCAACTGGTGTAATACTTAACTCTGAATTATTTACAAAACTATAAGAAATACCATCAACGGTTGTAGTAAATTTTGTTCCTCTTGACATTGTAAGAGAAGAACCAGTAGCAGGACTAACTACTACATTAACAACAGCCTGTGAAGCTGTAGAACTTGTTGGAGTATAACCAACTTGTTTTGCTTTTGAAACTACACTTGACCTTAAATCAGCACTATCTAAGAACATTTCATTTGCTAACATATTAGCATTGTAACCAACATAGTGTGTATTGTATGCCATTAAATCTAAAAGAACTGACATACCAGAACCTTCAAAGTCATAATCTCTAAACTCGTCTTGTTGTGATAAAAAGTTTTTTAAATTATCTTTAATACCGTCAAAATCTAATTCTGATATATTTAATTTTGTTGCCATATTTTTATCTTATTCTTTCTAAAAAAGTCTCTACTTCTACTCGGTCTGGTTGATTAACAACATAAAAAGATATTGACGCTCTATATCCATTTCTATCTAAATCTGGTTGAACATTAAGTTGAACTAATCTACATCTTGGTTCATAATTTTTAATTAACAAATCAATTTGTTTTGAGATTGCATGATTAATTTGTGGTGTAATATTTTCAAATAACATAGCTCTTAAATTAGACCCAATCTCAGGATGAAAAGGTTTTTCATAATGATTAAGTTTAATCAAGTTTCGTACACTTCTTTTTACTGATTCAATATCAGTAAGTTTTTGAATGTCGTTTGTAGCAGTATTTTTTTGAAAGTCTAAATTTAAATCTTTGTAAATTTTAGCACTTCTAATACTACTATTTGTTTGTGTTGCGTCATATCTTGACATTTAACAATCTCTCCTATGCTATATTTATACTGTTATCCACCAGCGAATACATTACCTGACCCTGCAGCCACAGATGTACATCCTGATATTCCATCACCAACTCGACCACAACCTTTGCCGTTTACCTTTACAGTTGACGACCCAGAACTAATACTAGCTGCGTGTGCTGGGCAAGGTGGTATGTTAGGAGGAAGAAGATGAGTAGTATTACTATCACCTTGTCTTGAAATACCTATACCGTTTGCAAATACATTACCAGAACCTGCCGCTCTTGTCATACCACTACAATGTGTTACATCAGCGTCGCCTATTCTAGTTACTGCTGGCATTATCTTCTTTTCCTCTTTTAAATACTTCTTGAAACTTGTCGTTGAATGTATTAATGAAATCATGATCCTCTTGAGTGTGTGGCTCAGGCGGCTCTTCTGGAACAAATTTGATAAGATGGTCAAACTCGTCAGGTATATCTGTACTATTAGAAAATTCTAGAAAAGAAGTTCCTATTTTTACAATATACTCACCCTTCATTATTTTTTCTTTGCAGGTTTCTTTTTATTTTTTTTCTTTGCTACTTTTTTGACTTTAGCAACTTTTTCAGCTACTTTCTTTTTGCCAAATCCTAACATTTCTAAAATTTTCATAACTTTCCTCTATTTCTTTTTAGATGTTTTTTTCTTTTTATTTTTTTTAACTGGTGTTGCAATTTCTTCAACAACCGGTTCTTCAACGATTGGTTTTTGTACTAATGCTGGTTTGGTTACTTCCATACCTTCAACATCAACTTTACCTTCATTGACTAATCTTTGTCTATTCTCTAAATGTTTTGCTTGAATCTTTTCTTTGTTACCACCTGAGTAAGCAACAGCGTGACCTTCTTCCATAAGTTTAGAAGTTAGTATATCACCATGCGGTGTTCTAAAATCACCAAGAATACGACCGAACTTGCCTCGCATTTCTTCGTTACCATCACCTTTAACTTTAGATAATAGAGTAGCACCATCGCCAAGTAAATGTTTTACTCTTTCTTTTGCTGCTAGACCAAAAATCTTTTCAACTTTATCACTGGTTCTTGATTCAGGAGTATCAATGCCTATAATTCTCACTCTTTCGTCATTGAGCCAGACACCGAAACCTAAATCAATATCAATATCAACGGTATCACCGTCAACAACTTTTCTAATTTTGCATTTATACTCGTACATTTGATTTTTCCTTTGTTTTTTATAATAACTATTTATA